TGTAGCGCGCAAAATCGCGTGCGACTCTGCGCAACATCACGTGCGAGCGTGCAACAGGCAGTTCCCGACCAACTTTGAAGCTCGTCTGAAAGCTGGACATTGGCTGCTGCACGGACTGGACTTCAGCGCGCGGTGGAGCGTCAGTGTGGGGGCAACGAACAAGGGAGCCCCCCATGCTTGCAAAGACGCCCACGGTCAATCCTGCTATCGAAGTCGGCCTGTCCGCTCTGCGCGATACGCTGGCCACGGCACAGGCCGCCATTGATCTGGCAACCGCGGACTTGGCCGAAGGGCGGCAGAACGCGGCGATCGGTGCGATTATCGATCTTGAGCGCCGCCTGCCGGAAGCAGTCACCATTCTGAACGCGATCCTCATATTCCACCGGCAGCAAGCGCCACGGTAACTCCTGCCCGACTGCGAAGCACGGATGGCGGCCATCGGCCGCCATTGTCGTCTTGGGCCGTGGGAGCCGAATCCGTGTCATTCCCCACCCCTGATGATTACCTCGCGCACGGATTTGGCCGCGCCATTCCCGCCCGCCGTGTAGGTCAATTCGGCCGTCTCGATCCGCGCCCATGAGAACAACTCCCGGACCTCAGGCACGTCGTTCAGTGTGAGGATGAAGCGGCCTTGAAGGCCCCTCAAAACCGACGCCATCTCGGTGAACTCATCCCGCCCGAACAACTCCCTGCCGTAGTAGTGCTCAGTGCCCCAGTACGGCGGGTCGAGATAGAACAGCGTGCCCGGACGGTCCCAGCGCTCGATGAACTGCCGCCACGGCAGGCACTCGATCCAGACACCAGCGAGGCGTTCATGTGCCGCCTCCAAGAGCGGCCCCAGCTTGCGCACGTCGAAACGGCCCGGTGCCTGGGTGTCGATGCCGAACACCCGACCGGCTACCTTGCCGCCAAATGAGAGGCGCTGCAGATAGAGGAAGCGAGCCGCACGTTCGAGGTCGGTCAGCGTGTCCGGCTCCTGCCTCAGCAGCCGCTCGAACTCGGCCCGGCTGCTCAGCTGCCATTTCAGCATGTCCATGAACGGCTGATAGTGCCGCTGCAGGATGCGGAAGAACGTCGCGACGTCGCGGCTGAGGTCGTTGATCGCCTCGGCCTTGGGCACGGCATGGCGCTTGAAGAACACGCCGCCCATGCCGACGAACGGCTCGCAGTAGGTGGTGTGGTCGGTTGCGGCGATGAGGTCCGCCAGCAGCTTCGAGAGCTGCTTCTTGCCGCCGATATAGGCGGCCACCGGACGGATCGGCCGCACCGTCTGCAGATCAGCATTCATATTGTGTATCGATCCAGAATCAGCGCCCATGCGCGCGCGGCCTCCCAAGGCCGTCGTGGCGGGCGATGTGGTGCAATGCTCGTCGGGCGGCTTTCCTGCCAGGGATCGGGCCGCCGGAGCCCTCGGGCTCCCCCGTCACGTCACCATTCAATCGTCGTCATCGTCCTTCGTCGACGTCCCGTCCTCCTTCGCCTTGATCTCGATGCGGGTGTGCCAGCCCTCGTCGTTCCACGTGTGCTCGACGGCTTCGGCACGCCACACGCCGGCGATTTCCTTGCGGAAGGAGCTGCCGGCGATGACGTCGGCCTCGGCCTGGGCGTCGACGCGGCCGAGGGCCAGTTCGAAATGGCCGTCGCCGGTGTTGCGCGTCAGGCGCCGCGCCTCGGCCTGAGCCGCCTTCTCGGCCTGCTCGTGGCCGGGCAGCGGGTCGCGGATGGTGAAGTCCGGGCCGTCGAGGCCAGTCGGTGCGTCGACGATGACGCGCTTGCCGGTCCGCTGGTCGATGTAGGCGGCCCGCACCTTGCCGTACTGCGCCCGGCCATTCGGGTTCACTTCCCAACTCGAGCAGTCGTTTTTCTCGATCTTGATGGCCGGCAGGAGCAGCCCGCTCGCCGACTTCGCCATGCCGCGCGGCGCCATGACGATGACGTTGCCCATGGGCTTCAGCACGGCGCCCAGGTCATCGGCGAGGCGCGTCAGAAAGTCGATCTCGCTGCTGTCGATGCGGGCCTTGTACGGGATCGAGATGCCTGCCAGCTCGGGAGAGACGCGGGCCGAGAGGCCGTTGCGGCCGGCGATGCGCTCAACGATCTCGCCCACCGTCGTGTTCTCGAAGTGCTCCCGACCTTCACCCTTCAGCTTGCGCCGCAGGTCGGCCGCACTCGCCTGCAGCACCATGGTCTCGCCGCCGCTCACATCGCCGGCGAGGCTCGGCGTCTGCAGCTCATAAAGCCCGATCAGCTGGGGGGGGCCGGTTTCCTTCCAGCCGGCATAGACCTCGATCGACGCCTTCTCGCGCGGCAGCTCCAGGGCATTGCCGGCATCGTCCAGCTTGAACGTGGCCTGATCGGACTTCTGGCCGGCCTCGTCACGCACGCTCGCCTCGATCAGGCGATTATAGAAGCCGCCCGAGACCTCCTGGCCGTCCACCTTCACGATGAGGACGGGCGTGAAGCCGCGCTGCGTCGTGCTGAAGACGTAGGGCATCTCAGCTCCACAGGCGCACGACGTCCTGCCGTGTCCTCGGCCGCGCCTGCGGTTCGGGCAGCTCGATCTCGACGCCCACCGGCAACATGATGCCGACGTCCGCGATATCGGGATTGAGGGCGAGCACCTGCTCGACGAGACCCTCGTCCTGCCGGCCGAAGGCCTGCCAGACGACGAGGTCGACGGTCATGTTCTCCCGCTCCACCTTGACACGCATCAGAACAGCCCTCCGAAGCGGGGATCGCCGCCGAGGGGAGCGATCCTGACGTCGAAGCCGACCTTGCGACCGATGCCGTTGTCGCCGATCCACTCGTGCTCCGCGCCGACTTCGAGAATGACCACGGTGCCGAACACGGACGCCGCCGCACCGCCGGCCGCCCAGCCGAGAAGATCGACCGGTTGGCCGGCCGACTGCGTCGCTTTGAGCGCGAGGTACTCCTCGTGCCCGCCGAACTCCTGGTGGAAGTAGAGGCCCTCGATCTCGAACTCGTCTTCGCCGCGGCCGGTGAACTGCCGCGCGGGACCGACGCCGAAGCGTCCCACCGCCGGCCAGTTCGCGACCGTCCGCTCGCGCAGGCGCTGCAGCGACAAAGGCAAGGACGCAAAGACATGCGGACCGAGGGCGAGCAGCGGGATCTGCATCAGTCGACTCCGTCGTGAAGAGCGCCGTTGATCGGCACCGGCCGGCCGCCGCCGGCCCGGCCGGAGACGGCCTGCACGCGCCGCGCGATGGCCTCTGCCTCGGCAACCGCCTGTGCCCCGCCGGCCCGGATGCCGGCAGCGAGCGTCGACATCATCGCCTGCCCGGCCGGGGCGAGATTGGTGCCGGCGAGCGTCGAGCGGATGGTGGCCCCGGTCTCGACGGCACTGTCGGCCGCTTCCTGCAGCTGCTGGGTGATGGTGGAGCCCAGCTTGATGTCGAGGCCAGGCCAATGGCCGGCACCGATCGGTGCGATGCCACGGCTCTCCCGGCCGAGGGGGCCGGACGGGCCGAAATGCAGCGTGCTGTTCCCCTGCAGCTTGTCGAAGGCGGCACGGCGGCGCCGCTCGCGCTCGTGGATCTGCGCCAGCACGGCGTTGCGGTTGCGGAAGCGGCTGTCATAGGCGTGATCGGCCTCGGCCGAGGCCTTGGCCTTCGCCTCGGCATCCTCGGCCGAGCCGCCGACCCAGTCATTGAGCCACTCGTTCCACTTCCGCCCGCTCAGCCAGGGCAGGCTTTCCTCAAGCTTTTTCTCGATGTTGCCGCCTGCACCGAGGTTCGCGGCGGGCTCGATCTGGATGAGGCCGTTCTCGCCCATTCGCCCTTCGAGCCGCGCCCGCTCGCGGTAATAGGTGTCGATCTTGGTCATGAGCCGCTGGAGGAACGTGCCGCGCTCGTCGACACGGCCCATGAGGTCGATCAGCTCCTGGACCTGCTCATTGATGCCGGGCAGCGCCCAGCGCCCCAAGCGGTCGCCGACTTCCGTGGCCAGCGTTTTCAGGCGTTCGAGGTGATTGGCGGTGGTCCCTAGCTCGATGTTGAGGTTCTTCTGTGCCGAGCCTTGCCAATTCGCCGGCGATTTGAGGATTTCAAGGTTCTTCATGATCTCAGGCAGCGCCTGACCGGCACGAGCTATCTCGTCCCACCACTCCTCGCCAAAGATCTTGATCGCAGCCGATGCCTGATCCGGATGCTTCTGCAGCCGCTCCAGCACGTCGAGCATGGTCTTGAGGGCGTCCGTTCGCATGCCCTTCTCGACCTGTCCGCTGGAAAGCCCAAGCATCTTCAGGCCTTGGCCCACTCTCTTCTTGCCGCCCGAACGTGCTGTCCGAAGCGTCGATGCGAAGGCAGCGAATCCCCGCGAAGCAACCTCGGGTACGATCGCAACGTTGTTCATCGCAGTCAGAAACGCGAGCGAGGTGTCGAACTCGACGCCGGCCGCTTTCGCAGCCGCTCCGGCGCGCTGGAACATCTCGACCACGTCCATTTCCTTCGCCGATCCGGAGTCGGAAAGGGCGTTCACCTTGTCGACGAACTGCTCCAGCTCTTGGTTTGTCCATTGGGTGGCAGCGCGGATCTTTGCGAGCGCCTGCGACGTCTGGTCGGCCGGCGCATCCCAGGCCGTGGCTGCGGCCATGGTGATTCGAAGGAACTCCGGCATGTCCTCCTTGGACACGCCGGTGGCGCCCGCTTCAGCAACGAGTCCGGCGATCTCCTCGCGGGAACGCCCATAGGCGATCGCTGCGTTGACGATCAGCTTTTCGATCTTCGCCAACTCGGCGGGATCGTCCATGCCATCGAGCTTCTTGCGGACCTCGGCCATTGCCTTCTCGAAAGAGATGGACTGGCCGACGGTGGCACCCGTGGCGAGCCGTGCGGCGTAAACGCCGCCTGCCGCGGCCAAAACGCCGCGCCCTCCGGCGATGATGCCGGGCGGCTCCTCCACGGCTGCTGCCGACGCATGTCTCGGCGCCCCCGACTGCCGTTGGTTGCGGGGTTGGCGCTTGTTGAGCTTGTCCAGCTCCTGACGGGTCCGCGCTGCCTCCTTGCCGGCCTTGCGGAGATCGTCCGCCAGCCGCTTGCCCGCGCGCGTGTTGTTCAGCTTCTTCGCCTCGGCGACGACGCCTGCGACCTCGCGCTTCGTGCGGAGCGACTCGTTGCCGGCACGCTTGAGCCCGCGCTCCAGCTGCTCGCCGCCGCGCGTCTTGCCGAGGCGGTCGGCCTTCTTCTTCACCCCCTGAAGATCCCGCTGCGCCCGCTTGGCCGGGCCGGCCAGCTTGTTCACCAGCTCCAGGAAGAGCTTGACGCGCATGTTGGACATGTCAGTCCTCCTCCCCGAGCGTCACCAGGGCGGCCTCGTGGTGCCACATGAGGATCTCGGGCACGCGCATGGCGAGGACGGCGGGCAGAGGCGTCATCAGCACATGCGCCACCTCGGCGACGAAGGCCGGGAACGCCGTCAGGCCTCGGTTCCGGTCTCGCCCATCGCTTCGTCCGCCAGCGCCACGACGTCGGCGAGGTCCGGGTCGTCCCGTAGCTGGCGCGGCAAGAAAGGGCGGCAGGCCGCCACGAAGCGCAGGTAGTCGTCGTCGCGCAGCCCGGCGACGACGGCCGGGTGCACGCCGGCCATGGCCGCGCGGGCGAGATCGAGCAGGGCATCCTCGTCGCCGCCCGAATCGACGATGATGCCCATGAACTGGATGCCCGACAGCGCCCGCACGGTGAGCTGATCGAGCCGTTCGCCATCGACCAGGAGCGGATAGTCCAGCGGCACCACGGTCGACCAGCGATCGGGATCCGCCGGCGCCACGACTGGCCCGGCCGGCGCGATGCGTGCGGCCGGCTGGGGCGTTGCACCGGGGAAGCCCGGCGGTGGCTTCACGGGCGTCAGATCGTCCTCGGCCATCAGAGGTTCGCCCCGATCATGTTGGCGATGCGCTGGGCCTGCCCGTCGCCGTCGACCCAGCCGCCCAGCTCGACGTTCCACCGGCAGATCTCGCGCGTGCCGATGGTGAGGACGTATTTCGAGATCGACTTGATCTCGTATTCCGTCCCGGCGAAGCCGCCGCCCTCGGTCTCGTCGGTCTCCGCGTTGAGGCGGCCGTACATGGTCGCCGTAACCTGTACCTCGCGATCAGTCGCCGACGTGGCGTATTCGTTGACCAGGGCGCCGAGGATGGTGAACTTGCGCCGGACGCCGAAGGGCGTCTGGAACAGCGCCAGCATCTCCGGCTGCAGGCCCTGCATCTTGAACGGCACCGCGCAGGGCTCGCGCGAGGTGGCGATCTCGATGGCACCATTGGCGCCGGCCGGCGTGAACGCCTCGTAGGTCTCGCGCTGCACGGGCAATTTGGTGCGGCCGAGCACGAGATGACCGTTGAGCGTCTGCCCGTTGGCGTCCTCGGCCAGAAGGTTGGCCGCGCGCAGGATGAGGAAGGGAAGCTTCGCCATGGGAGGTCTCCGTTGCCCGCGCCGTCAGGCCGCCTGCCGCTCCAGCGTCTGCAGGATGCCGTTGGCCAGCTCGGCGTAGTAGGTGAGGTTGCGGCGGGCGCCGAACTGCAGATCCTGCAGCGGCGCGGCGGGCTCACGGTCGTACTCGACGCGCAGGATACCCGAGGCGAGTCCCTCGTTGCTGTTGAGGTCACGCTCGAACCACGCCCTACCGCCAAGGATCGCGCCGGCCGCCTTCAGCTCGTCGAGGAAGTTGTCGAGCGACTGGATAACGGCGACGGCGAGCGGCACCGACAGGTTGCGGTCGAGCGCCCAGTAGAAGGCGTTGATGACGGCGTCGTCGATGGCGTCCGTCGTGCGCACCACGTTGACGAAGCGGTCGAGCGGATCCTGCGCGCAGGTCTCGTTGCCCCACAGGATCGAGCCGGCGCGGATCGTGGCGATGCGCTTCTCGTTGAGCCAGTTGGCCTCGCTGTCCGGCTCGCCGGTGTAGTAGCTGATCGGCCGCGACGGGCCGAGGATGCCGCCGATCGTCTGGTTGGACGGACTTTCCCACGGCCCGCCGATCTCCCGGTCGCGCTTGACGAACAGCCCCGCGACGCGGCCGGAGCCCGGCTGGTTGATGATCTGCGTACCGGCCAGAACCTTGACGGACGGGTGAAAGAGGTACGCCCGCTTGTCGTCGGCGAAGTCGGAGCGATAGGTGTCGGCCGCCTCCCTCGACGTGTCCGGCGTATCGAGGATCTTGATGCCGCGCAGGCGGTTGCAGATGCCCGTCAACTCGGCCGCCACCGGGTTCTTGGCATTGCCCAGGCGCTGACTGGTGTAGCCCGGCACGAAGACGAGTTTCGCGGGCTTCGAAGCCTCTTTGAAGGCATGGACGCCCGAGTTGTTGGCGCCCGAGCCGACGATGTTCGCGATGGTCGCTTCCAGCTTGTCCTGGTCGTTCGCCCCGTCGCCCTCGGCCACGCGCACGACCTGCAGTTCGGCGACGACGCCCTGGTCGTCGACAGCATCGAGCACCGCGTCGACGTTGCCGCCGGCGCCGAGCGCCGTGCGCATCTCGGTGTCGTTGGTGAACATGGTCGTCACCACGTTGAGCGGGAACTTCTCCGGGTCTGCGGCTGGCGCCACCACGACAGCGCCGAGCGTGGAATACTCGTTGACGGAGACGGGCCGCGTCGTCTGACCCGCCTGGAAGACGCGCGTGCCGTGGAAATATTCGGAGATGGGCATATCGTCCCTCGATCGACAGGTGCTTGACAGCGGACTGATCGACGGGAACGGTAGGGAGACAGCCAAACTGCAAGGCCCCGGACGCGCGTCCGGGGCCTTTTTTCGAAGGCGCAACGGCGAGGCCGTCCGCTGACGCAGGTGGAGCTTGACACAGCGGCCCAACTGGACTGAATGCTTGGAACTCCCGGGTCGGTTGGGCCGTTCTCCGGCAGACACCCCGCAGCGCGCGGGTCCCGCTAGGAGGTACTATGCCTGAATGTCCGTCGGATTCGGACCTCAATCTGCTGAAGACCGAAATCTACATGATGCCCATGGGCGGCGGCAGCAGGCTCCTGAATAGTGCCAGGATGCATTTAGAGAACGCGATGTCCCGCGTGCAACCGGACGGCGCGGCTCTCGATCTGAGAGACAACGTCCTCCGCGAGTGCGAGCGGCTGGCCGCGGCGGCCAACAGTCTGAGCACAAAAAAAGGGGATCACGTTGCCGAACTGCGAAAGGTGGCCAGCGATGCAGCGGATGCTCTGCGCCGCCACCTTTCTACGTTGATGCCGCTACCGGTGCAGAACAGTCTCGCCCCGGATTCGGCCGCATCCCCTGCTGACGATCGGGCATGAGATAGCCGCTGTCATGAACCGCCGTTCGCAAAAGCAGCATCAATCTGCGCGGTGGTGGTGATTGCCCCTGCCGTGATGTCCGCCAGGACCTGTGCCTCGATCGCGAACGCGTCGCGGATATGGGTCCGCACCGCCAGCGCCAGCGCCTCCATGTCGGCATTCGTGAGCGCCCGGAACTCGCCATCGGCGAACTTCCACGCGTCGCCATCCTGGCGCTCGCCGCGCTCGATCGCGAGCACCTCGGCAACGATCTTGCCCTGGCTTTCCCGGTCTGTGTGGACCGACCAGCCCGACCAGGTTGTGCCACCAACCTCGGCTTCCCAGCGACGCATGGCGGCATACTCGGCAAGGCTCGGCTCTGGCTGCGGAACGTCTTCGAGCTGATAGCTCTCGCGCGGCACGCCGTCGTCGTCGACCAGGACGGCCTCGCCGACGGGGACCTTGCCGGGCGGGATGATCGCCGGCTGGATCACGGCGAGGCCGGCGTCCGCCAACTCGGCCGTCGACCAACAGCGCTCAACGTCGAGCGTGTTGTGCTGGGCTTCGTCGAGCCAGCCGTCCCAGCGTTCCCACACGCCGTTCTTCAAGATCGCAAGCGCCATCGTCAGCTCCAATCGATCAACACACGGCCGTGGCCACCCCAGCCCGTCCCCTCAAATGAGGTGTAGACCGGCGACCCGCCCGAACCCACCGTGACCTGCATGGTTTCGCCGGGGACGGGCGCGCCGGGCTGTCCGGCCGTGACCGTAATGTCCGAATAGCCGCCAGAGCCACCGCCACCGGGTCCGGAATACGTGTTGTAGCCGTTTGCGCCACCCGAGCCGCCGCCGGGAGAGCCGGCGTTGCCCGACCACTGGCCGTGTCCCGACATGCCCGCCGATCCGGCGCCGCCGAACGGCGCGCTTCCGCCGGAGCCGCCGCCATAGGGCACGCCGGAGCCGCCAGGATTGCCGTTCTGGGTCATGCCCGCGCCACCCGCACCGCCTGCGCCAAACTGCCCGCCGGAGCTGAGCCAGCCGCGCTGACCCCCGCCGGCAGTGACGCTGCCCGCCGAGGAGGGCTGCCCGTCCACACCGGCATAGCCCTCGCCCGACCGCTGGACGCCGCCCGACGCTCCGCCGCCCCACACGCGACGGCGTAGGGTATTGTAGTTCGGGACCACGAACTGATAGGTGCCCGGCGAGGCGTAATCCGCCGAGCCCGGCACGACGCTGCCGCCGATGAGGAGGGCATTGACGAGACCGGGGATCATTACACCAGCCCCGCGATGCTGGAGCCGATCACGAACCCGCTGTGCAGGACCTGATAGGCGACGACGTTGGTCCGGCTGGCGCCGGTGTTCATGCTTGGGGCATTCCCGTTGGCGAAGCGCCATGCCGATCCGAACGCCACCGTCCTGCCGCCTGTCGTGTCCTGCTGAAGGACGATCAGGCCGGTCTGGCCTGCCTTGGCATTCGTCGGGTTGCCGATCGTGATGTTGCCGCCGAGCACGTTGTGGAAGTTGAGGCCTGCGCCGAAATTCGGCGCGTAGGTGCCCGCCGCGAGCGTCGAGCCCCCGGCGCCGGACAGGCCGACGTAGCCGGCCGCCGCCCAGACGCCGTCTGAGGTCAGGACCGTATTGGCCGTGCCCGCGCGGAACTGGGCCGCAGTCGCCTTGTGACCGGCGTGCCAGATGGTGTTGCCGTTGAAGTCGACCGTGCCGTTGGCGCGAAGCGAAATCGTGCCCGCAGGGACTGCGGTCCCGTTGCCATCGTCGACATAGACCCGCAGGTGCGCATCGCCGGTGTTGCGATCCCAATAGAACAGCGCGCGGTTGTTGCCGGCAGGATCCTGCAGCCAGACATGCGCGTTGCCGTTGGTCGCCGCTCGGGCGGCCAGCCGGTCAGTGGCGAGCAGCGGCCCGGACAGACTGCCGCCCGAGGTGTTGAGCTTGGACGCCGGGTCGAAAGTCTGGGCGTCCCACATCTGCCGCCACGGCTGCCAGGCGCCGTTGATGCAAAGGCGCTTCCAGCTCGCCCCGTTGCTGTGATTGAGGGCGGTCGCGATCTGCTCGACGTAGAGGCCCGAATTGCTGTGCCGCTGAACCTGTACGTAGTACCAGGTGCTGCTGCCTGCGCCGGTTGGCCCATTTGCGAGATTGCTGCCGTCGTAGAAGCCGGGCGTCGTCAGAGCATCGAGGTCGGTGCCCGAGATCGCCTTGGCCTTGCCGTAGGTGAATTCTCCCCCGACCGCCAGATTGCCGGTGATCGCGCCGCCGGCGACGTCGAGCTTGCCAGCAAGCCCGTTGATGATCGCCGCGACATTCTCCGCCTGCAGGTGGGACGGGAACCGCGCGTCCTCGATGGTGCCGGAGCGGATGTCGCCGGCGGCGATTTGGGCCGGCACCCACACGCCACCGACCAGCTTGAAGAACATGCCGTTGGCGGCCTGTTGAAGGTCAACCCCTTGCAGGGCGCCGAGCTGGTGCGAGTGATCGGAGGCCGCCTTGCCCTGCAACGCCGTCACGAGACCGACGATGTGCTCGATCTGGTGCTCGTGCTCCAATGGAGCCTTGCCGAGCACGGCCGCGATAAGCGCGCCGACGTCGCCGTCGATCTGCGACAGCGCCTCGATGAGCCGCACCACATCATCCCGGAGCTTGTTGCTCTGGTCCGGCAGTGCGTAGTTGCGGCTCTGCGTGCGGTTGTCGATGACGTCTGCCATGTGACCCTCAGACCGAATAGGCGCGCAGGCGGGCGATGGACGGGCGGGCGCCGGGGCTGCCTGTCAGCGTGATGCGGATGCGCCCTTGCTGGGCGGTGAAGTTGGTCCGCTCATAGCGAGGCTCGGTCCAGCCACCGCCGAGGACGCCGGCGCCGGCCGCCGAGAGCGGTTGCCAGTTGTTGTCGGTGCCGTCCACGTGGACCGCGACCGCCGAGCCGGCCGGTAGCCGCGCCGCGAACAGGGCCGCGACGCGCACCGCATTGCCCATGTCGAATGCGCGGGTGATGTAGGTGCCGGAGGGGCGGATGCGCCCGCCGACGAGCGTCGTGCCCGGATAGAGGATCGGCGCCACCTTGGCCGTGCCGGTCAGCACGGCCCGGAGCGTGACCTCGCCCGTCACGAACTCGCTGAACGCGACCCCCTGCCCAGGCGCCAGCGCAATCACGGTCGAGCCGCTGACGAGCTCGTAGCGGAACCGGGCGGCGTCGCTCGGGATGTCGACCGTGCCGCGTACGAGGACGTCGCTGATCTGCTGGAACTCGCCGGTCCACAGGTCGATCGTGCGGCTCGTGGCGGTGAACTTTGCCGCGACCAGCTCGAAGTGCATCGCCGTGTCCTGGTGCGCCGTCCAGGCGAGGCGGTTCACCGATGAGAACAACGGCGCGACGGTGTACGGGTGCGACGAGACGCGCTGCTGGGTGAGCGGATCGACGTCGCCGAGCCGGGCGATCGCTACGGCATGGTCGGCATCCGCCGTCAGGACGACAAAGCAGAACTGGCGGTCGGCCGGCAGGAAGACGGGTGTGCGGAAGCGCGCTTCCACCAACTCGCCCACCTCGACCGTCTGCATGTTGACGAAGGCCTCGGCGAGCACCTCATTGGTCGGATAGCCGTTGAGGACCGTGGAGAGCTGCACGCGCACGCCGTTAGCCCGGTTGCCGATCGCGGTGAAGCGGAAGTTGATCCCCGCGATGTGCCGCGGCTCGGGCAATGTGAAGGGCTGCGCCAGCGGATCCGACGAGCCGCCTTCGCCGCTCGACTGATCGGCCCCCTGCTGCTGCTGTGCCTCGGGCTGGCGGATCACCACGTTGGTGATCTGGTTGACCACGGTGATGTTGGTGATCTGCACCGGATCGGGCGCCGCCCGCGCCACCAGCGTGACGCGGCGCATGGTGTTGATGTCGACCGTGCCCTCGCCGACGAAGATGGCTTGGGCGAAGCCGCCGGCGGCGCCCTCGGCGCGCACCATGCGGCGACCGGCCGGCATGTTGGCCGGGATCTGGAACGAGACTATGAGCCGCCCGTCCGGGCCGGTCGTCTGCGTACCGGGCGGCTTCACGTCGACGCCGTCGAAGTCGAGCTTCGACAGGTTCTCGTTGGGCGAGAAGCCCTCGATCGTCGCCTGGATGGGGATCTGGCGCAGGAACTCGGCTTGCGTGCGCTGGATCTCCACCACCTCGTTGATCGTGGTGGAGCCGGGTGGCGTGTCGGGCGCGGCGGTGAACTCACGCGTCACCGGCGAGGTCCACTGCGTCTGCACCTCCGTCCAGAAATCCGCCGCCGGCTCCAGCACGAGGGCGGCCGGCATGGCGGTGAAGTTCATGTACGGGTTGATCTTCATCGACGAGGTGCGCAGCGGCTGGCTGACGATCACCTCCTCCGCCCACGGCAGGGTCTCGATCGCCGAGCCGGCCCGCTGCATCAGCACATTGTCGATGGCGAGCTGCAGCACACCGCGGTTGATGGCGGCCGTCTGCACGGCGCCCTGGTCGCGGTAGAAGTCGTCGACGAACGCATCCGTGAAGATGCCGCGCTTGGCGACCGGCTCGCGGGCGAGGATGTCGCGCTCGGCCTCGGAGCGGTCGAAGGTCTCCAGCACGTCGATCAGCCGGCCGAACAGGCGCCGCTGCTGGTCGAAGGTATAGTTGCGCGTGCCGTTGTTGATGACGGTCGGCGCGCCGAACCAGTTGTGGTGCACCTCGGCGAGCTTGAGCAGCGAGGTCGGTGCGATCGGAGGCAGGCCGCCGTTGCGGGCGCTGATGCCGCGCACGTAGGCCGCGCGGCCCATGACGTCCATGCAGATGAGGTCGATCCTCGGCACCTTGGAGGTGTAGGAGACGAGCACCGGCCGGCCCTGTACGCCACCCGAGACGGTCACCTCGCGGTCGGTCACGTTGTCCGGCACGACGGCGACGTTGTAGAGGTAGGTGACCTGATAGGACGAGCCGGGCGCGGGCTCGGCACCGCCGGGCGCCCAGGAGACGCCATCACCGGCAAGGGCATAGGTGGACGACGCGAAGGTCGTTCCGCCCTGCACGACGCTCTCGATCTCCACGACCGCCGGGAACTGCAGCGGATCCGTGCCGCCGGCCACCGGGCCGCGCACGAGCGTCTCCGTCACGCGCTTGACGACGATGGCCGAGGTGACGGCCGCGATCGGCGGACGCGACACCGCGACGATGGAAGAGCCGCCGGTCGGGCCGGTGAATGTGTGCGGCTCGGCCGCGATCGGCTCGAGGTCGGGATCCTCGGGCACGGCATAGCGCAGCGCCGTCTCCCTGATCCGCTTGAAGCCGCTGATGTTGGCCGTGCCGGCCGCGATCGAATAGACCTGATCCGTGCCGATGCGGCCGAGCGGCGTCACCTCGCAGCCGTCGACGATGTAGTGCCCGAGGGCGTCGTAGTCGTAGCGGGCGATCTGCTGGATGACGCCGGTGAGCGCCGGCGGCGGCATCTGGTCGATGACGGTGCCGTCGCGCAGCACGTAGACCGAGATGAATTCGCCGGGCTGCTCGTCATCGGCAAGCGCCCACACGAGGTGCTCGGCGACGCGCGCGGCGCCGGGCTCGCCCTCGCCCTCGGTGCCCGGATGCAGGCCGACCAGCGACGGCTCATCGTCCTCGGTGACAACCGTGCCAATCAGGCGCACGCCGACGCGCACCTCGCCGGTCATCGGCACGTCGGTGAGGACCGCCGCCTCGACGGGACGCACATCGCCGGCGACATAGATGCGGCCGGCGGTGAGCGAGACGGTGCCGGCCTCGGTATCGACGATGATATCGGCCCCCTCCTGGCGGTCCCCGTCCTTGGCGATGAGGTTGCCGATGCGGCGCACGCGGCGCTCGCCGAGCGACTGGATCTCGTTGATCTCCGCCGCCTGGGCGATGCGGTCCTCGCGCATGACCACGCGCGCCCAATCGGGATGGTCCGCCGACCTGTCGTAGGCGCCGGGGACACCGGAAGGATGCTCGTGGGACATGGTCGCTCCTCAGAAGCGCAGGACGGCCCGCACGCGCTCGCGCACGGTGCGGCCGAATTCGATGGAGACAGGGGTTTCGGCGACCACCGGCCCGGCCGGGACGATGCCGCCTGCCGGCAGCCACCGGGCGCCGGGCGCAAAGCCGGCCGCGGGGACAGCCGAGAGAACGAAGCCGACGCTGAATGCCGTCGAGCCAAAGCCGTCGCCGAAATCGGTCATGGCCTCGACATAGAGGCGCGTGGCACCGGAAAGCTCGACCGCATATCGGTTGCTGCCGATGGCATAGATGCCGCCGGGTGCCGGCCGCACGGGCCAGCGAGCGCGCGCCCGGCGATAGCCGATGACGGCGCCGTCCGCGTCGCGGAATACGGCCCAGGCGGTGCCGGCCGGTACGGCCGCCAGCATGGCGACGGAGCGTGCGTGTTCGGCGTCCGAGGTCCAGGGCGCATCGGGCCATGGGATATCGTCCCAGCCCAGCTCGATCTCGCCCGTCGGCTCGATCCAGACGCCGAGCGCCTGCAGCTCGGCCTGGGTCATGGCGTGGTCGATGTCGTAGGGCCGGCCGAACGACCATTTGACGTCCGACTGCGGGATGCGAGCACCCGAATAGGCGCTCCAGAGCGTCTGCCCCCAGCGCGTGCGGCCCCATTCCAGCGCCCGGACGTCGTAGCCGTGATAGCCGCGCCAGAACGTGGAGCGCTTCGGCAGGGAGAGCGTGGTGACGCCGTCGATACGGATAAGGTCCGCTTCGTTGTCCCGCACCCGCTCGAGCGCGATCTGCAGCACGTTCCAGAAGCGCCGGCGCGGCGGCGCCTCGTCGAGAGCCGCGCTGTATCCGAGCCAGCCGAGCGCCCGGAATACGGAGGCCGGCGTGCCGCGGACCCGCTGCCAGTCGATGCCTTCGTCGATCAGCTCGTACAGGTTCGGAACATAGGGCTGCAGCTCGCCGAGCCCGTATTCGTAGACGAGGAACGGCAGCCAGCTCGGTGGCGGGTTGCCGAGCTTCAGCCGCCGCATGGCTGTTACATTGGCCCCGACCCGCTCATAAACGTCCGTCGATGCCGAGAGCGTACGCTCCAGCGGGGTCGAGCTGTCCGGCTGAAGGTGGGGCAGCTCCATCAGTAGTCGCGCCCCCGGTTGTTGAGCTGGATCTGCCCGATGGCGAGCGCCTCGTGCGGCTCGGCCCGCACGTCGGCGCCGGGCTGCAGGAGCTGCACCTTGTAGACACCGGTGCGCATGAGACGTGCTGTCGCCCAGGCGAGCGTCAGGTCGAAGCCGAGCCCGGTCTCCGTCATCCATGCTTCGCGCAGGGATGCCGACAGGGTGCCGAGCACCGTGTCGGGCGTATCAGGCAGCAACCAGACGTCGGCCACGATGTCGACGACGTTGAAGATGGCGGAGCGCACGACGATCGTGTCGTTGATCAGCCTCACCTCGTCGTCGTTCAACGCGGCCGAGACCTGCGCAAGAAGCGCGGCATCGGCGACGCCGCTGTTGTCGGCAGCGTAGACGGCGACGAAGATGGTCGGATCCCGGCCGACCCGATAGACGCGGGCATCCGCCACGCGCAGGGACGCGGCCAGGGCGACGCCCCGATAGCGAGGCGCGGTGCCACCGGTCGAGCGGCCCTGGATGGCGAGAATGACGCGCAGGCGAAGGCGATCGTCCAGCTCGCCCGGAAGCCGAACGACGTCATAGAAAGCGGCGAGATGGTCGAGATCGGAGCCCTTCGCAAAAGCGAGCAGGCTCGCCCGCACCGCCTCGTTGATGCGCTGGCGCACGAGCAGCTCGCGATAGGCGCCGGTCTGGAGCGCGATCGTGACCGGCTCCGACTCGAGCAGGACCGTGTTGACCGAGGGCAGCTCGGGCTTGGCGAGCCGCAGTTCCTCCCAGCGGCGCGTGAACTCCTGCGTCGCCGCGTCGAGGAGCATCTCGAACTCGAGCTCATCGATCGCCTGGGGCGGCGGGAGGGCGGCAAGGTCGATGGCGGTGATGCCCATCAGGCCGCCTCCCTCACGAGGCGCAGGCCCGTATCGGCGGCAAGCGCCACCTCGCGCTCCTCGCTCGTGCTGTAATCGCCGAGATGGCCGTTCGGATAGAAGACGCCGGTGATCTCGAAGGCGAAGACGCCATCAGCGCCGGCGCGGATCAGGCGGATCGTCCTGAGGCGAAAGCCCGGCTCCCACTGGCGCAGCGCGGCCGCGATGGCAGTGTAGACGCGCATGATGTTCATGGGCGTGGCATTGCGGTCCTGCAGGTCGAGCGCGGCCGAGCCGAAGGCGCGGCGCATCACCCGCTGGCCCACGCGCGTTGTGAGGATCTTGCCGATCGACTGGACGCAATGATCCCAGCCAGTCAGCAGCTTCCCCGTCTGCGCATCCATGCCCACCCGCACGGGATCAATCCTTGCGCTTCGTGGTCGGCGTCGCCGCCGGCCGCTCGATCACGCCGGACAGCAGCTCGTATTTCGCCTCCGCCTCGGTGAGGCGCAGCTCATGGCCGACCTTCGGGCGGACGGCACCGTCGATCTTCTCGGCCGGGATCTTCCGGCCGGCGACCCACCAGCCTGCCTTGTCCGTGGTGCGGAACAGCTTCGTCTCGGACATGCGTCTCTCCTCACTCGTCGATCAGGAACCAGCCCCGCCCGGTGGTGGCGTGGCCGCAGTTGGCGAGATGGCCGGCCCGGCAGACCGGCACGCCGTCGATGCTCATCCAGGGCGATCCCTGCGCCATGATCGGAGCGGTGTGCAGCGGTACGAGCGGCAGGTGCGGCGTGACGGGATCGCCGCGCAGAACGACGAGCTGGCCCTCGACCGAGAACCAGTCCTGCCCGCCGGCGAGCTGGGCGCCGCCGGCGATGTCGAGGGCTTTGACCGCGATCCCCGGCATCAGGCCTTCACCCCGCGGAACTGCTGCGCCATGAGCGTGACGGCGGCATCGGTGAGCACGAAGGAGGAGGCGCCCCGCTTCAGCTCGATCCGCTCGGCCGTGACGACGAACACCGTGTCGGCGACCTGCAGCTGGATCTCGCCATCCTTGATGGCGATGGTGGCGTTGCCGATGGTGATGATCTCGCCGTGTTCCTCGGCCGAGCCGGGTGAGGGAAAATCCTCGACGTGGCCGCCGGGCAGGACACGAGAGTGCGCACCGATCTCCCCGCCGGGCGACATGACGATGGCCGGCTCGCCCTTGCCCATGCGGGTGTAACGCGAGACGCCCTGGCCGTTCTTGCCGGCCGAGGCCGCCTGGGCGAGGAACGGCGAGACGAACGGCCCGCCGGCGGCGCCTTCGTCGTCAAAACGCACCTTCACCTGGGCGCCCCTGGTCTCCTCGACCGTGCCGACCAGGAGGAGCGCCCCGAGCCGGCGCTCCAGCGCCGCGACGCGCTTGCGCAGATCCCGCTCGCCGCCGCTCATGTTCCGTCTCCCGCCGTGCGGGGCGGCTCCGGCTCCCCGTCGCCGATGGCGATGCCGTCCGGCGTCCACCGATTGCGACCGGTCTCGATCGCCGCCTGGATGGCCGGCCGCGCGATATGGGCGTCGAGCAGGCGCCACTTCGTTTCCAGCAGCGCGATCGCGACGGCGTGCTTGTTGCTCTGCTCGGAGACGGCGACGAGTTGGTCGCCGATGTCGGCGGCTTGCAGCTGGCCGAGCCCGACATAGGGATCGAACATCAACTCGACCGTGCAGCGATCGAGGAGGCCGAGCGCCGCGAGGTCGGCCGACGACAGCTCGGGGTTGGCGCGCCCCTGCCGGCCGGCGACGACGACGATGGCGACGGAGACGTCGAGGTCCAGGCCGCCGTCTTCCCGCTTCACCGGTTTGCTGCGCATGAAGCACACCCGCGCGGTCGGAGCGCGTGTCGAATCGTTGACCAGGTCGGCGAGGTCGTAGCGGTCGAGCTCGACGCGCACCTCGGTGAAGACGGGCCTGTTCGCCTCGTCTCGCGCAGCACGCAGCTTGCCTGCGACGGCGGTGAGCAGTGCGGCCACGCGGCTCATTGGAAGAGCCTCCGCAGATAGCCGACGGCCGCGGCGACCAGCTCGGCGCGATCCTCGACCGACAGGCCGATGTAGGGTCGGGCCGGCATGGTGACCTTGCGGGTCATGATGAACTGGTTGCCGATGCGGAAGGCGAGCGCACCGGCCGAGCGCGGCTTGATGGCGCCGCCGTGCTGGTGGATGGCCGCATAGACCAGGCCCGAGCCGACGATGGCCGCGTTGCCCGAGACGGCGTAGTCGATGGAGCGGGCGAGCGTGCCGGTGCGGTGGAGAATCGGCGTGCGCCGCTCGGCGTTCGGTTTCCAGGCCGAGCCGTCCGGTGCCGGCCCGCCCGAGATCAGCCGGTCGACCGTTTGTTCGCGGATGAGCCGGGCGAGCGCTTCGAGCAGCGTCTCGCTTTGAAGCGGGTTCAAACGCGCGAGAACCGCCTCGATCGTGCCGAAGCCGGAGAGGTCGAGGCGGACGGTCAGCGCGCTCACAGCAGCCCCCCGCCGGTCGGCCAGCGCCGTTCGTCCGTGAAGAACGCCGCGCCGCTATCCGTCTCGGCCGAGTTGGGGCCGCCGCCGATGGAGATCTGCGCCGCCTCGAGTTCGGCGATATCGACCTTGCCGTCCGCCAGGGCCGTCAAAAAGGCGATGCGGATCTTGGCGCGCTTCTCGATCTCCTCGGACATGCGGTCGGCGGCCGGCGCCAGCTGCCAGCAGGCGAGGTCGATGGCGCACTGCTGGATGATGGCCGGGATGACCGGAAGCGGCAGCCGGTACCGCTTGCGCAGGTACGGGTCGATCATGGCGGCAGCGGCCGTGATGGCGCGGCTGACCGCGACGTCGATGTCGACGTCGGCCGGCACGAGCGTCTCAAGGTGGCGCGCGCCGTAGATCGCCTCGATGTCCTGCCGGCTCGCGTACACCGCAATACCTCCGCAATGGTGGGTGCCGGCTTTCCACCGGCTCGGCCGCTCCTCTCCCGGCTTGGTCCGCTCGATCCGCGTCGAGGCCGCGCCTACTCGGAACTCCCGCCCAGCGGCCCGGCCTTCACGCTCCGGTTTGTCCCGCTGCGTTGCCCGCGGTTCCTTTCGCTCGGGATCTCAGTCTTCGTCGGGGTCGGGGTTCTTCGCCGGCCGCACAGTGAGCTGGGGGTCGGCCAGGATCGCTTCCCACTGCGCCTCGGTGAGATCGTCCAGGGCGAGCGGGGTGCCGGCATGGGCGAAGTCGATGCCGGCACGGCGCCGGCCCTCCTTGGCCACCGCCGACACGATCACATGGAGGCCCTCGGGCTTGGTCGGGCCGATGGCCTCGGCGGGCTTTTGCGCCTTCTCGGCGCCGGCCGCCGGAGCCTGCTTGCTGTTGGGTTTCGCGCTCATCGGGTCACCTTGCGAACTATCGGGGAAGGGCTGGCCCGGCGATCAGCCGAGCCAGGGCGCCACGACCAGCTCGACGCGGCCGTAATCGAGGTTCGACTCGCCGCCCGCGAGGTTCTGTTTCTTGACGATGGCCTCCGCCTTCGAGCGGTTGCTCGGGCCGACGAGCAGGACGTCGGGCGTGATGCTGAGCGGCGCGCCGTAGTCCGCCTTGAGGAGCGTCATCGCCGTGAAGGCGGCGGCGAAGTTCGCCGGCGTGAGATCGGCCTTCGAGCCGAAGGCCGTCTGCCAGAAGCCGAAGCCGCCCGTGTTGCGGCTGTCCGCCCCGTAGATGAACTCCTTCTTCATGAAGACGTTCGGATCATCCGGGTTGTCGAGCGCTGCGAACACCGGCGCCTGCCGGTTCTGGAAGATCAGCGGCTTCAGCGCCTTCCGGGTGTCGAGCAGGAACCACGGCTCGGCGGTGCCGGCCTGGACGTTCGAGACGGAAACGAATGAGCCGTTGGCGTCGAGAACCGGATGGTCCGTGTCGAAGAAGAACTGGCCGTCGAAGCAGTTGGTGGTGAACCCTTGCTTGAACAGGCTGAAGATCAGTTCGTCCGGCTGGCGGCCTGCGGCGTCGCCGAGCATGCCCATCAGAGGGCGATAGAGGCCATATCGATCGTCGAGGATCGAGTTGCGCCCGACCGAGACCGTGTCCTCCCAGTCCTCGTTGACGAGGCGGTAGCTCGAGTCGGCAACGTTCTTGATCTGGCGCTCGCCGATCCATTTGCGCATGCCGGGGATCTGGTTGAGCCACGGGTACAGCTCCTCCGACGTGGTGGACGGCACCTCGGTCGCGAAGCGGCCCCACATGGGCTGCACTGCGCCGAGGCCCGCCTGAAAGTTGGCGCGGTAGCCCGTCGTGAGCGCCCGCAGGTTGGCCGAATTGATGTCCATGGTCCGTCCTCACGATGAAGGGTGGTTGCGGGAGGTGGATTTGAACCACCGACCTCCGGGGTATGAGCCCGGCGCGCTACCGCTGCGCTATCCCGCCGAAGCTCAGAGGGTCTCGACCCAGACGCCGGTGGGCTCGATGTCGAGCACCTTGCCGGCCCTGGACCGCGTGCCCGCCCCGTCCGTCTTGGCGACCGTCTCGTCGTCGACGACGTAGCAGTCGGCCAGCAGGTCGGCTTGGCCGATGGGATCCGCGGCGGCGTTCTTCCATTTGAAGACGCCGCGGCGAATGGTGATCGCCTTGGCGCCCGCGGCACCGTCGCTGTTGTCGACGGTTTCCTCGGCCCGGCCGGCCGCCGTCAGCTCCGCGGCGGTGGCGCCGGGGACCGCATGGCCGCCGTCGACGCACACGAGGGCGCCTTGCTGGATGACCGTGGCTGCGGCGACAGGGATGACCAGAAGATCAGGCGCACGCGTGATGGTGTTGCGGGGTTTGGCGAGGGGCATCGGGGCAGGCTCCGGTTGCGGATGGTCGCGGCGTCAGACGCGGCGGGCAGCGAGGAACGCGGCAGGCTCGATGCCGAGCTTGGCGGCGATCTCCTTCTCGGCGTCGCTGAGCTGGCCCGCGGCGCCGGTGCTGGGATCGGCCGTCGCGGTCGCGGGATCCACGCCGGGCGGAACGACCACGGGCATCGCGTCGATGGCCGCCTTCGTGGCGTCGTAGTTCGCTCTGGCGAGGGCGACATAGTGGTCGCGGGCGGCGGGGGCGATCTTGCCGGCCGTGACGGCCTCGTCGACCAGGGACGAGCAGCGGGCCGCCTCGGCGGCATCCCTGGCGGCCGCGATGGTTGCCTGCGCCTGGGCCAGCGCCGCCGCCGTCGCCTCGTGCTGTTCCTTGGGCACGTACTTGTCGGGATCGATGGCCGACAGGCGCGCGATGGCGCCCTTGGCATCGTCGAGGGTCGCGGTGTCGGCGAGGCCGAGCGCCGCCAGCAGCTCTTTCAGCATTGGGTCCTCCAGATGAGCGGATGCGACGGCCGGCATGCCGAGCGCCGGCGAGGTGACGAGGGCGGCGCCCTTGAGGAGACGGGCCGTCATGCCGTCCTCCTCGCGCCAGAAGGTGGGTGAGATGTAGCGATAACGGCGTGCCTGGAGCGCCTCGACGGCATCCGGCAGCCATTCGACACGGCCGAACAACCCCTCGGGGCGTGCCTCGACGGCGACGATCCAGCCACGCGCCGGCTTCGCGCCGAGCATCATCGTGAACTCGGTCTCGTGGTCGAAGTCGATCGGCAGCTTCAGCCCGCCCGCCGTGAAGCCGGCGGCCAGCCGCTCGGGATCGAACGCAAAGACCCGTCCGTCCCGCGCCGTGACGCGACCGCGCGGCGTGAGCTGGATCCACTCCGGCAGCGTGACCTCGCCGTCCGCGGCGGCGGTGACAACCTCGAAGGCCACGCCGCCGGCGATCAGGTCGGCCGGGAGAATTTCGTCACGGGGGGTTGCAGTTCGCTTCGGCATGAGGGCACCATGGCGAAGCTGGCGGAACACAAGGCCCCGGACGCACGTCCGGGGCGTTTGCTATCCGGTTCGGCCGATGTTACCTTTCCGAAGCGGTCGAGCCATGGAGTGCCGTCCAGGTGACGTGTAGGGGTGCCGACCTACCGACCGCTTATCCCTCTTTCCCCGCCGCTTTCAGAGCCTTCTGAAAGGCATCTTCGCGACCGCGGTAAACGCTGTTGAGGAAGAGCTCGCCCGAAGCGCTCGCCTTCAAGGCGATCTTCCACGGGATGCCGGCAACGCGACGCCACAGCACCAGCTTCGGGCCGGTCACCACAACGTCCGGATTGTCGATGGCCTCCTGCACGATCGGCCAGAAGGCTGTCGTCTCGGGATGCTTCTCACGGATCTTCGCCGCGTCGGCCACGCTCAACGTGAGGGTGCGGCTCTTCGTGCCGAGCATCGCCGCCAGCTCGTCGCCGAGCGCGGCCACCGGCCAGCGCAGCCGCCCGGCCGGCGCCTGATCAGGCTCGAACCGGCGTCCATGGTCAAACCCTGCACCGTTCTCCGTGACATAGCGAAAAACCGGATCCGCCCGCAGGTGCCGGATCGTCTCGCGCCGGGCCTCGTCGCCCATACGGTCGAGCCGGTCGACAAGGCGGCGGCTCGCCATGCGCTCGCGCGTCCGGCCGGGGTTGCTCTCCCAGCCGGGATCGATACCGGCCGGGACAAGGCGCGACTCTCCGGTGGCGGGATTGGTCCAAGGCTGGAGATTGATTGGCGGGCGCTCGGTCGAGGCGCCTTCGCGCGGCGCGGCCCGGCTTCGGACCCGGCATTTGCAGCGCCAGCCGTTGGGCGGGTAGTGCGTGGCCCACCAGCTGTCATCGACCGGCAGCGTGGTGCCGACCCACGAGAGGTGCAGCGGTCGCTTCCGCTCCGACAACGAGGTCATGTATTCGAGATACGGCAGCACGTCCTTGGTGCGCTGGATGCGGATCCAGTCGCCCGCCGCCTCGGCCGAGCGGATGTTGGCGTCGTAGATGAGGGACAGGCGCCGCACCGAACCGAGCTGCGCCTTCACCAGTTGCCCGGTGCGTGGATCGCGCACGCGCCTTTCGCCCCACCAGCCCTTGGCGCGCAACGTCGGCTCGAGCTGCGCACGGAACTGCTCGAAGGGGATGCGGTCGACCACAGCCTGCCGCGTGGCCGCCCTGATATCGTCCAGGACGTCGAAGCCGGCCGTGCGGGCAACGGTATAGCCGAGGGCGTGCTCGCGCGGCGACCACTCGGACCACCGAAACGACGGCCGCGAAGGTCGCCGGTCGAAATACTCGACGACCTCCTTCGGCGTCTGGTTGAACAGGTCGTCAAGCGACATGAGCGGCCCCGCCGGACAGGCGCCCACCGGCGCGCGAGGACTTCCGGGACGGCCCGATGGGCGCGCCGGCCCGAAGAGGCGCCCCCAGGGGCTTCAAAACCCCTTTAACGGCGGCGCTGCGCCCCTCACTCCTCTCCCGCATCGCCGCGCCCCCTGCCGATCATGTTCAGGACCGCGATCCGGCGGGCGAGCCCGTCTACCGGCAGCTGCCCGTCAAGCCGGTCGAGGGAGGCGAGGAACTCGTCATAGTCGCGCGCGTCCTCGGCCGCCGCGCGGACAGCCTGCAGGATCGGATCCATGACCGGGCGCCAACCGTCCAGCTCGGCCGCGACGAGCGCGTCGATCTCGTCCTGGTCCTCACCGCCGTCCGCCTGCAGCCGCGCCGGGCCACAGGCCGGGCACACGCGCGGATCGAGACGGTAGCGGGACGGCATAGCCCCGCGCCCGGGCGGGGCGTCCCCATCCACAGACGGGCGCGCTCCCGCGCCCCCTATGGCGCTGGCCTTCTCAACCGGCACCTGCGGGGCAGCGCGAGCCTGTCCGGCCGTGAGCAGCTTGGCGCCCTTGGCCGGCTCCTTGAGGCCGAGCACGTCGTAGACCTGAGACTGCTCGACTTCGAGCCCCCGGTCGACGAGCGAGGTCACCGCATTCGACCAGACCTGCAAATCCTTCCGCTCGGGGATCGGGAAGTGCACCTTGGGATAGGCCACCTGCGGCCCGAAGTTGAGCTGCACCACGGGGATGATGAGCTGCTGCATGAGCGTCAGCTGCAGATCCCGCGTGTCGGAGCGCTTGATGTCGATGCGGACCTTGTCGAGCGTTTCCTCGCCGGCACGGGACGAGGCGGTGCCGTCGCCGGGCTTGCCGATGATCAGCTTCGACATTTGCTCGTCGATGAAACGCGCGTGACCCTCGAACGGCCGGTCGGAAAAACCCTTCGGCTCCACGAACTCGATGTTCATGCCCTCGGGAACGATGGCGGCGGCATCGCGGCCGAGGCGTCGCACTGCGGCGAGCAGGACGGCGCGGTCGTCCTTCGACGAGCCCGGCCCGTATTTCCCGAGGCGCAGCGGCATGCCGTAGACTTCGAGGAACTGCGCCCAGTCCCGCATGCTGAAGCTCTTGAACATGAACGCCCAGGCCGCGATGCGCGCGAGCCCGTTGCGCGCCGGCAGGCCCATCTTCAGGAGCGGAACGTGCGTGAGGTACTTCAGCGGCGTGAGCGGCCGGCCGTCCGGTTCGGCCTGGATGCGCAGGCGAAACGCGCGCCGGGTCTCGCGGTCGAAGTGGAACAGGCGCGGGTCGCGCCAGATGAACCGCTCCGGCACCCAGCGGTTGCCCGTCCGCCAGACCATCTCGACGACGGAATAGCCCTTGGCGAGACCGTCGACGAGCATGTCGGGCAGTTGCTGGAAGGCCGGCGTCTCGACCAGCTCGTTGCGCAGGAAGTCGGCGATCTCGACGTCGCGGGCGTTCTCGCTTGCCGGGTCGACCTGGACGTTGAGCGATGTGACGCCGTTCTTCCGGGTCTCCAGCACGTAGCGATAGTGCAGCTCGCGCTCCTCCATCTCCTCGGCGAGGGTCAGGAAGTCGTACATGTCGCCGGCGGCGGCATCGCGCAGGGACGACGCAAGCCGGGCGGGCGTCAGGCCGGAGGCGACGGTCTCGTCGAACCTGTGCTGGATGCCGGTGACGCTCGGCACGGCCTCCTCGCGCTCGAGTTCGCGCCGACTGCGGATAGGGACGCCGGTCCAGTCGACCAGCCCGGGTTTGTCAGCCATCACCGCACCTCACCAAAGGCCGTCATTGCGGCCCGGCATCATGTTGTCGCGATAGGAATCGACCGGGCGCAGCCGCCGGCGCCGCTCGTACTCCGCGTCTGCGCCCGGCTGGGCGCTCTCGTAGCCGTAGGCCTCGAACGGCTGGCGCGTCGCCGAATAGGCGAGCACGATGGCGATGCCGGCGTCGCCGTGCCGCGTGCCGCCCGTGGCCGTGGTGGTACGCAGGGCGGGCAAGGTCGCGATGCCCTTGATGACCTTGAAGGCGCGCAGGTCCGCCGACACCTCGGCATCCTTCGGAACGGCGATCATGTCGTCTTCAAAGGCCGCTTTAACCGGCGGCATCTCGACCCGGTACCATTCGGTCGAGAACTTCACCTCGACCATGCGCTGCCCGAATTTCTGCATGCCGCTCTCGGCGAGGCTGGCGCCGATGCCGGTGGCGTCCGTCCGGCCGCCGATGAAGCGCGGCAGGCCAGCGACGAGGGCGTCGCGGATCTGCTCCTGCTGCTGGAAGGGCACGCGCTGCAGCTCGACCATGAACGGCACCACGCGGCGCATCAGCCGGCTGATCTGCATCGGGCACATCACCGTGAGGTCGCGGTGACGGCCGACGTCCATGCCGAACCCGGTCATCAGCGTCGGATCGAGCGTCGCCCGCATGACGGGCAGCAGCTCCTCCTCGATCCAGCGCTGCACCGTCGCCTTGCGGATGTGCTCCGGTTCCAGGGCGAACGACTCGGGGAACGACAGCCGCAGGATCGGCGCATCCACCATGCGCGCCTCGATCAGGGGCGACGGCAGCCACGCGCCCGAGCCCTGGCTCGGGATGCAGTACAGCTCCTCGTCGGCCCCATCGCGATAGTCGCTGACGAGCTTCTCGCGCCAGTCCGCCTCCTTCTCCGGGGTCCACTCGCCGTGCTTGTGCGAATTGACAAGGCACATGCGCTCGAACAGCCCGTCGCGAAGCGCATCGTCGAGGTCGAAGCGCACCAGGCCGTAATTGACGCGGCCGGCGCGGATATCGGTGATGACCTGGTTGAACGGATTGTCGGCGCCGTTGTGGGTGCTGATGACCAGCACCTTGCCGCCCCACATGAGGAAGGCCATCGCGGCCTTCAGCAACTCGGCGAGGTTGTCGACGAAGGCGGCCTCGTCGAGGATGGCGAAGCCCTGCCGGCCGCGCAGCGAACGCGGCTTCGACGACAGGGCGACGATGGAGAAGCCCGACGCGAAATCGATCTTGAGCGCCTGGATGCCCTTCTCGGACCCGTCGTCGAAGATCGTCTCCGAGATGCCGGCGCAGACCTTTTCGAACAGGCGCGCCCACATGGCGGCGGCGTCGATGAACTCCTTCGCCATGTCATGGGACGTTCCCATGTACAGGGTGTCCATGCCGCCGTTATTGCGCGGGCTCGCCGAGCGCAGGACGGCGTCGGCTGCCGCGCCCCAGGTGGCGCCCGTGCGGCGGCTCTTCTCGACGAACACGACGTCGTACTGCTCGCACGCCAGGACGATGCGGGCCTGATAGCCGAGCAGGACCGTGGTCTCGCGCCAGTCGGCCGCGGTGGCGCGGCCCTGCTGGGTGCGGATGAATACCCACTCGTCGCGTGTCGGCCGCGCCGTGATGTCGGCGGTCGCGGCGGTGATGGCGATCGAAGCGGCAGCGGCCGTCGTGATCCCGTCGCGCAGGCCTTTGCGGATCGCCTTGCCGGCGGCCTTGAGGATGTCCCCGTCAGCCATCGCGGACCCCGAACAACTCGCGCTTGAAGTCCTCCTTCGCTTCCGGGCTGAGCCCCTTGAAGGCGCCGACCTTGTCGACGGCATCGTCGACCTTCTTGCGGAAGTCCTTCTCGATGATCTTGCGGGTGTCGGCCGAGATCTTCTTGGCGCGCTCGGCCGAGGCGACGGCGGTGGCGAGGTTCGCCACCATCTCGGCCGTGAGCGGCGTCGCCTTCAGGTTGCCGGCGTTTTCGAGCAGCTCGAACACGAGGCTCTTGATGGTCTCGCTGACGAGCAGCGTCAGTTTCTCGTCGCCGCCATCCTCGAACTTCGTGGCAAGGGCGCTGGCGATCTCACGAACCTCGCCCAGGCGGTGCGCCATGCGCGCGGTGCGTACGGCCGCCCGGTTGAAGGCCGAGGAGCTGATCGGGTCGATGCCCTTGAGCTTCAGCCGCAGGTTGAGCTGCTCGCGGATCTCCTCCTGGGTCATCTTGCGCTCGCGCAGCTGCGCGAACGCCCAGGCAACATCCTCTTCGGCTTCGGGCGGAAGAAGGTCGATCGACGAAAGGCGGCCGCGTCCGCGCGCCATGATCAGGCCTCCGGCGAGGGGCGCTTGACGCCCTCGATCACGATGCGCCGGGCGACATGGTCGGCGCCCTTGGAGGTGAGGCTCGCCACCCGCACGGTGCCGGCCTCGACGACGGCCACCGCGCCGAGATCGGCGAGCCAGCGCAGCTCCTCGTGCACCCACTCGCGGGTCTTGGTGATGCCGAACGACTCGAGGGCGAGGCGCAGCAGCTCGCTGTTGAGGCGCCGGTCCGCCTGCTCGTCGAGCGCGCGCAGGATGATGAGGCGCGCCTCCTCACGGATGAGCCGGTCCATCAGGTTCATGATCTGCCCTTCGCCTGTTCGAGGAAGAGTTCCTGCAGCCGCCGGCTGATTTCGGCGACGGGCTTGAGGCGCTCGGCCAGCACGCTGATGTCGCCCTGCATCTCCTTGATGGCCAGCTCCATGCGGTGGGAGACGTCCTTGTCGGGCAGGTGGCGCATCTCACCTTCCAGGGTGATGAGCCGGTCCTCGATGTCGTCGATGCGCTTGTTGCTCGCGGCCAGCTGGTCGCGCGTCACGAACTTCGACGAGAGCAGGATCACCGCGATCGAGCCGAGGAGCGCCAGCGCCCCGCCGTAGGCCTGGATGAACGTCATCAGCTCGCTCACGGGGAGGCGCTCCCGTCGACAGCGGCGACGGCCGCGGCGCGCCGTTGCTCGCAAGCGCGCAGCTCGGCACGGTCGCGGCCCCACCAGCGCGTCACCTCGGCCGAGGTGATGCCGCGGTCGGGCAGCGGCACCGGCGCCGGGCACGGCTCGCGCACGGCGGGCGGCAGGCTTGGCCGCACCAGCTCCGTCCGGATCACGGGATCACCGGGCGCCGTTGAGCAGCCGGACGCGATCGCGCCCCAGGCCGCCATCATCGCCACCAGCAAGGGCCGCATTTGCCTCCTCCAGCTCCTTCAAATCCGCTTCGAACTGCTGTTTCGCGTCGCGCAGAGACTTCTCGGCCTGCATGGCTGCCTCGACCTGCTGCAGGCGCATGGCCGCGACCTTTGCGTTGGACGCTTCGATCTCGGCCCGCCAATGCGCATCCCGCGCCGCGCGCGCCTGCGTCGCCGCGTCGTTGACCAGGCGCTCGATCGCGGCCGTCGCCCGCCACGCGCCGAGGCCGGCGACAGCGAGGAGCGCCGCAACCGCGAGGGCGATGGCGCCCGCCCGGCCGAGGCGCTGCGCGAAATAGGTGCCGATGGCGGCGATCATGGCTGTTGCTCCCGGTCGTGGCGGCCGAAGTCGATCCTGTCGTCGCGGTCGTAGGGCGGCCGGCCGCGCCGGCCGGCGCCCAGCTGGCCGCGCAGGTCGAGATGGCCGACGCCCTGGTAGACGCCGAGGGTCGCGGCGATCAGCATCATCATGGGCGGCACCACGGCCTCGGCCATGCGATCGCCGAGCCACATCGCCCAGGCGATGCACGTCCACGCCGGCACGAGCGTGCCGATCGTCAGCCCGCGCGTGAAATGGCGCTTCGGCTTGATGAGCCCTTCGCTCATGCGTCGCCACCGTGACGCTGCAGGAAGAGGGCATCAGCAATCGCGCGGCGGGTCGCTGCGTCGACGATGCCAGTGGCGGAGAGATTTGCGCGCCGCTGGAACGCCGCCACGACGGCCGCCGTGCGCGGGCCGAACTGTCCGTCGATGCCGGTCTCGATGCCGAGCTCGACCATCTCGGCCTGGAGCAGACGCACGTCGACACCGGCGCAGCCCGACCGCAGGGTGCGCACGGGCAGCTCGCCGGGCAGGAAGATGGCACGGGCGATGGCGGTGAGCTGGCGGCGATCGTCGAGCCCATTGGTGCCGCCGTTGATGCGGCGCGTGACCGCGACGACGTCGTCGGCATCCGCGGCCTCGCGACAGCCGGCCTCGGCGAAGAACGATGCTGCCAGCCGGAACGCGATGCCGGGCTCGGCCGCGAGGTCGGGGTCCTCTTCAAGGTCCACACCGATCCTGCGGCCGTAGTGGCGGTAGTTGGCCCGGCCGGTGAGGCCGATGAGCCCGCGCCCGCGGAACGCCCAGCCGTCGTCGGGATCCACATTGCCCATCCGGCCGCCGTAGACGCGGTTCGCAAGCGCCCGCGGATTGCGGGCGAAGGGCGTGGCCGACGCGAGGGTCGGAAAGCGCTTGGGCCACACTTCCATGAGGCGCGGTGCGCTGTAGCTGAGATCTTCCTCCAGCCGCGTGAGGCCGCGGCTCTCGTGTGCCGTCTGCGGCAGGAAGTGCGCCAGCCGCAGCGGGGTGTCGATGCGCGTGCTGGTCAGCACATGGGCGCCGTCGCGCACCATGACGGCGACGACGTCGTCGCGGGCGTTCGGCGCAAGCGCCCTGATCTGGCTCTCGTGAATCACGTGGCCCCCGGCTCGAGTTCGGATGTCTCGGCGAGGCCTGATTGACAGAGCGTCCGGCCTCGGGATGATGGAGACGATCCCGAAAACGGTGCTGGAAGCGGCCCCGGACGCGCGTCCGGGGCACAGTCGTCGGCTCCCCTAAAAACCGGGCGCTGGAGCTGGCTGAAATGCTACTCTTGTTCGCGCCGACTCAAGGGTGCCTCGTGTGTGACTGCAATCGGGGGGTAAGGGCGTGGTCGACGCAAAGTGGCTTGACGCGATTAAGCTTCCGCTGCCGCATACGATAGCAATTGCTCTGGCATGTATTGCTCTCATCGGCGGCGATGCGATTGAGCTCTATGACCTCCGCGACGCGGGAGGGTTTGTCAGGCCTATCATCATCATTGTGGGTGTGCTCTTCACGTTTCTATCGATAGCGGGGGGCATCAACATTTTGATGGAACCGGTTAGGCAACGTCGACGGCAATCGCAATTGGCGATGCGGCGAGCGCTCCGAAAGAACGAGGAGGCGCAGGAGCGAGTTGCCGCACGCGCCAAAATCCTTGCCCGACTCGATCACCTTTCCGCGCAGGAGATAGCGATTGTCGCCAAAGCCCTGAACAGCGGCTCGCCCTCGATCTACACTTGGGTCCAAAATCCAGCGGTCGCGATGCTGATGGCAAAAGGCATGGTGTGGACACCCGGTGGGACACACCTTGGAGATCATTATCCTTTCTCATTCAATGATTTTGTTTGGGAGGAACTGCAGCGCCGCAAGGCCGAGTTCCTCAATAAGCACGAGGAACATGAACGTGCCGAAGAGGAGCGCAAGAAAGCCGAAAGCCGCCGTCGAGGATGGTGATTGAGACGTCCTAGAACAGCGATTGCTGGCCGTCGCCATCATCTCGCGTTCGAGCTCTGAAGCGCCGCGCTGAGCGGTTTGTGACGCCGGCCGCACGAGCGATCTCATTGGCTGACGCGCCGGCTGCCAACGCATCGGCCATCGCTCGCGCCCGGCGGCGGCGCTCGGCGAGATAGGAACCGGTGGGACCAAGCGGAACCGTCACCTTCAGACGCGCCCGCCCGCTGCAGAAATGATCGCTGATGAGGCGCGCCTTCTCCATGCCGACTGCCTGGACGAGCCAGTTGTCCGGCTTGAGACGCGCTACAATGAACACCTCCTGGCCGCCCTTCGCCTCGGCGATCGCGAGGGCGGCGCTGATGCCGGCGACCTCCGCGATCTCTGACAACAGCAAGGGAAGATCGGGCCAGCCGGGACGTGTCATGCCGCCTCCTGGTCGAACTTGCCCGCCTCGTTGCCCCACGCCGACCAGCCCGGCCGGCTCTGACGCGAAAACAGGTCGAGCTTGCCGATGGCCGGCACATGCGCGTCGACGAGGCGGTAGAACTCCTCGGGCTTGCGGGAGTGCTGGCGGGCGACACCCGCGAAATAGCTCGGAAACGGCCGGTGGGCCGGCGAGCCCATGACGCCGAGGAGGACCGGCTCGTGCATGGTGCGCACCCGGTAGCCGGTGCCCATGCGTGTCTTGCCGTTGCGCGTGACCTTGTGCCAGACGATCTCGGATACGAACCGAAAACCCCACGCCTGCATGACGCTGAGCGCCTGCGGTAACATGCATCCTGTCGCCCACAAGAGCAGCAGGCAGTCGCCGCGGGCGAGTTGACCGACCGGCAGGCGCTCGATCTCGTCGAGCGACATGACGCAATAATGCGGATCCGCACCCTTCTTCGTGCCGGCCTGTGACCAGTTCTCGAAGTCCCAGGGCGGATCGGCGACGATCACATCCATGGACAGGGGACGAAGCTCTCCGAACGGCCAGCTCATTTGCGCCCCCTGCGCCGGCGGATCAGACGACCGTATTCCGCGATGGTGGCGTCCAGTTGCTCGGCGGCGACATTGACGACAGGCAATTCGAGGTCGGCACAGCCGGCGAGGAGGCGCGCCTGGGCGCGCAGCACGCCGCGCTTGGCACCGATCACGTCCGAGCGATCCCCCGGCCAAGCAACGCGGGCCTCGCGGGCGAGCCACGCCTTGAGGGCTTCAATGGCCTTTGAAGCCTCCTTCGGATCCGTGAGAAAGCGGGTGTGCGTCACCCCCGTCTGCCGCTGGACGAAGGCGAGCAGCGCCCGGTCATCCCGCTCGGCAACGACGCCGAGTTGCCAGCCGGAGATCCACAGCGCCCGCAGCTTGCCAGCGTAGATGCCGGAGACCGTCGCGGCTGGGGAGCGGCGCGGGGCGCGGGCATTCAGCTCGTCGATCAGACGGGCCGCGGCCGTGCGGCTCAACTCGGTGGTGGAGAAGACGCCGGCGCGCGAATCGAGCCACGCGCGATAGTCCTCATCTGTCATGCCGGCCTTGCGGCGGGCCGCTTGGAGCGCGCAGATCTGCGCGGGCGTCACGCGTTCGTTCGAAGGGGCGACTTTCGTCATGGCAATGGCCTCGCATTGAGGGCGACCTCGGCTGCGACGAGCTGGAGGGTCAGCTGCTCGAGTCGCGCCTGCAGGACGATCCGGCGGTGGCAATGGAGAGGGAGGCGGGCAACGCGCTGCCGCAGCTGCTCGCGCTCGAAGCGCATCTGTTCGATCTGCCGCAGCTCATCCCACACGAGCAACGGCGGCGGTGCGGAGGGGCGAGCGGCAGCGCGGGGCATCAGGCCGGCTCCCGGGGCGGATACGCCCGGTTCCAGGCCTCGTCGGCTCGCTGCTCGCATCGCTCGTAGGCGCGCCAATGCCGGGCCATCGCCTCGTTGGCTTTCACGTAAGCGGAGTCGGCGGCAAGGCGCGTGCGGGCAGATCGGGCCGTTGAACGCTTGTCATGCGCAGCGTTCCGCCGGTTGCCGGCCTCAACGTAGCGGTCGAACTCCTTACTCGCTCGCCGGCGGAATGCCTGGGATCGCGCCCACCAGAGATCGGCCTCCCTCACGAGCCAAGGATTGGCCTCGACCAGTATGTCGAAGAGGATGCTGCGCTCCTCCTGGTCGAGGTCGGCGAGCGTGATGGTGGCGGCACTCATGACCGTTCTCCCAATGTGCTCGGAACGGGCGAATCCGTTATGTTTTCGAGAGCTTCCGGGGAGAGGGCTGGATGGACATCGACTTCGATCAGGCTGTCGCGACGGTCTCGCGCACGGCTGATACCGTGACCAAACTTGCGCAAGCCGTTGGTTCCCTGCGCCAACTCTTGGTGCCGGCAGGCCGCAAGCAGGCCGTGCATGACGGCGCGGCGCTGGTGGAAACGGTCGATCTTGTGCTTCAGACGCAGCAGCTCGTTCTCGCGCTGCAGGGCGAGATAGCGGCGCTGGCACAACGTTGTCGTGAACTTGAAGGCGAGAATCGCCGCCTGACCGAGTTTCAGGCAAAGGAAGAGGACTACGAGCTTCGCGCGCTCGCGCCGCATTCCTATGCCTATGCCCGCAAGACGGCGGGAGGCAATTCCGAGGCCGGTCCCTACCTTTGTGCAAACTGCTTCCAACAAGCCAATAAGGCGTATCTGCAGCTTGCGAAGCGGCAGTTCGGCATGGATGAACTCGTGTGCCCGCGCTGCGGCGCCCGCACGCATGCCGCCAATGACCTCCGTGCGGACGTGATCACGATCCCCCGCGAAAGGGGAGGCCTCGACGACTGGTGAACGCCGGCGCGAGACCTCGGCGGGATCGGGGTTCATTTTTGACCTCCGGCGGCTTCATCGATCTGCCGGAGGATCTTGCGCCCTCTTTCGGTGATGGAAGCGGCGCCGCAGCATCCGCCATCGTCCCTCTTCGCGAGCCACTGGTTCTCCAGCGCCTCGATCGTCCTGTTGCGGATCACCGCGCCATCGGCCTCATAGCCGATGCGGTTGCGAAGGAGCCTGCGTCTGGCAAGCGCGCGCAGCGCAATGACCTGAGCATCGGAGAGGCGCGGCTCGCCATAGAGACAGCGGCGCTTGTCGAGACGTTCCTTCATGACTCACATCCCCAATGCCTGCATGTAGAGTTCGAGGATGGCTTCCTCTTCCTGCCGTTCCTCGGGCGAGCGCTTGCGCATGGCGATCAGCTTTCGGATGGCGGCAGCATCGAAGCCGCGGCCCTTGGCCTCGCCGTAGATCTCCTTGATGTCGCCGGCGATGGCGGCCCGCTCTTCCTCCAACCGCTCGATGCGCTCGATGAACTGCTTCAGCTCCTCAGCGGCCACGCCGCTGTCTGCAACGTCGCTGGTCACTCCGGTGCCTCCTGTTCGCTGATGAGTTGCTTGAGCCGGGCCTTGGCATCGCCGGACAGGTAGAACTCGCCGCCGCGCCGGTTGAGGATATCGAAGCCGAGTGCCTGCACGCGCGCCCGCATCCTTGAGATGAAGACGTCGATGATCTTCTCGTCCCGCTCGTCCTCGCCCTTGGCAGGGTCATGCGTGGCGACGAGGAGGCCGTAGCGATTGACCTGTTCGCGCCGGAGCAGCACCTCCAAGATGGCGGCCTCGGCCGGGGCGAACGACTGGCCCCCGATCCGTCGCGGAAAGGTCGGGGTCAGCCCGAGAAGGGCGCGCATGTGCGTGTCCTCTTCGCCCCGGCCGGCGAGGGCGGAGCGCTCCGGCGGCGGATCGCCCATCAGCTCGGCCGTCACCGTCTCGGCCGGGCGCCGCACCGGGGGCCGGGGCAGACGCGGCAGTTCCGCCGGCGCCAGCGGCTTCGGCGTCGCCGGGACAGGGGCGGACCGCAGGAACGCTTGCGGCATCTCCACGAGGATCTGCCTACCTATCGCATCGACGTAGAACTCCGGCTCCGCAGGCTCGCTGCCAGCAAACACCCCCGGTGGCAACGGGCAGCGAATTAGGCGCCTGTCGCCCCTGCCGGACGGGACCGCCTCATATGCCCCGCGATCGTCCGCCTTGACCCGTAGCAGTCCCTTCGCTGCCGCGAACTGGATCGCGAAGCGGCCACCGCCGATCTCGCTCTCCAGATCCGACGACATGTTGAGCTGCAGGCGTGGCGACTGGCGGTTCTTGCGGCCGAACAGCTTGACGGAGATGACGAGCGGCGCCGGCCCTGCAGGCCGCGCCGGCAAGACGTCGACGAAATCGGCGTCTGAGATGTCGCTGAAAATCGACATTGAAGCCTCCTTCACGCAGCGAGCTGGCGGGCGAGATCGAGCGCGGCTTCCGTCACGGTCAGGTGCCGGCCGGCTTTCTCCAGCGACTGGCGATGGCGCCGGGCATCGCGCCACGCCTCGCGCGCCGCCTCGGCGTCGTCGAAGACGAGCGCGGGATCGACGAGGCGCGGCATGCGGGCACCCTGGATGCGCACCTTGCAGCGCGTGCCGCCGCGGTAGTCGAGGCGCGCCATGAGCCCGGCCTGCCGGATGCCCATGGCCTGGATGACGAAGACCTTCTGCATCGCAGCCTCCGTCATGCTCTCGCGAGGTCGATGGTCACCGGCCGCCATTCCGCGTCGTGCCGGTCGCGCTCGTAGCAGCGCACATAGGTCTTGGAGCCGATGACCCGCATGGCGTCGCGGATCGCCTCCATGGCCCGCTGCCAACGCTCGTCCTCGATGTCGAGGCGCAGGAGCATGAAGATCTCGGCGCGGTTGATCTGGCCCGCCTTGTCCGTGTTGAAGGCGCGGGTGACGATGGCGCGGATCTCGGGTCGGCTGTCGGCCGACCACTCCATCAGGCACTCGTCGATCAGCTCCTTGGCGTGCTGGAGCTGCGGCCCGAAGTCGATGTTGTCCTGGACCTGCACCTGCACCTTCAAGAGGCCGTCGAAGGTGGTGAAGGTTTTGTTGCCCTTCGCCCCACCTTTGCTGGTGCCGTACTCCTGCGCGAGGATGGCTTCGAAGGCGCCGAGATCGTCGAAGGTGTGCTGCTTGAAGCGGCTGATCTGCGCCGACAGGGCCTTGGCATAGCCCATCACCTTGCGGACGGTCTCGTCCTCCAGCTTGTCGGCCGGCTTTATGGTGTCGACCGGCACGAGATTGCCCTTGGCGTCGGGCATGTAGATCTTGCCGTGCACCTCGACGGTGCCGGGCTCAAGGACCGCAGGCTCAGACATTGTGATCTCCGTTGGGAAGGGCGCGGGCGTTGTCGGCCGACGCGTGAGGGCATTTCCGGCAGGCGTGAAAGAGGCGCGCGCGCAGTGACGAGGTCGCGCGGAAGGGTTGCTTCTGCTCGTCGAGACAGCGGTCGCGGCCGATATCGCCGAGCACGGGGCACACGACGGTCGCCCCCATGAGCGCGCCGCGGACCACCTCCTCGACACGGGCGACGTTGCCGCGATAGGTGCCGGAGATGATGTTGCTGAGGACGGCCGGGCTGTAGTTGATGCGCTTGGCCGTCACGGCGCCCGATGTGCGCGTCATCTCCTGGGCGAGCACGAGCACCCAGTCCGGCAGTTCTTCGCCCCAGGTTGCGCGCGCCTTGGCGACGTAGTCGATGCCGGCGGCCATGCCGGGCAGAGGTCCGCGGTTCACGGCGTCACCTCCTTCGCCTCGGGCTGGCCGAGCACGGTGTTGCTGTTCGGATCGAAGACGAGGTGCGTGCGCAGGATGCGCGGCGGCTCGGCGCCGAGATTGCGCACGAAGTGGAACTCGGCCTCATGCCCGCGGCCGCCGCCCGCCTTGAGGCGCGCGAGCACGCCCACCTCGGCAAGGTGGCGGACGTACCGCTGCACGGTCGGCCGCGGGATGGCCCGTAGCTCGGTGCTGGCGGCTTCCTGCAACGCCGACACCGTGAAGCGCTTGAGCATCTTCATGGTGCGCCAGAGCGTTTCGGTGGCCGTCTCGGGAAAGGCGCTGCCGTCGCGGGCGAGCCGGGGCGCATCGCGCGAGGTGCGGGTGAGCCGGTAATGATAGCGGCCGTGGCGGATGCCGCGCACCGCCTCAACATGGTCGACCGCGAGATAGCCGGCCTTGACGAGGCGCTTCACATAGTCGGCGACGGTCGCCTCGTGGACATTCGTCTCGCCGACGATGTCGGCCAGGGTGAAGGTGCCTTGCTCGGCGGCGCGCTGGATGAGCTGCCAGAAGCCCGCATGGCCGCGCGGCACGCGAAGGTGCATGGCGACGTGTTCGACGAGAGGACGGCGCATTATGCGGCCCTCCCCAGGCGGCGGCTCTCCTCCAGCTCGCGGGCGAAGCGCACGACAATGCGCCGCGTGTTGCCGCGCTCGGCATCGACGATCTGCGCGAGGCGGGCGTCGTCGATGTCCAGCTCGGGGCAGTAGCTGCGGGCGAGCAGGCGGGCGTCCTCGACGTCGCAGGGCACGGCCTGGACGAACTCGAGCATGCGGTTGTGGACCCGCTCGAAGGCCTCCAGCTGGCCCGGCAGGGTCTCCTCGCCGATCAGGATGACCGGGGCGAGGCTCTTGTCGTGCAGCTCGCGCAGCAGGTCGACGAAGCGCTTCTGCGCGATGAAGTGCGCCTCGTCGACGATGAGCGGGCGCATCGGATCGGCCGCGAGCACCATGATGGCCTGCTCGACCATGTCGGCGATGGCGCCGCGCGGGCGCTGCCCCAGCTCGACCAGGATGGAGCGCAGGAGGCTCTTGGCGGTCGTGAACTGCCCCACCTCGACATAGGTGGCGCGGGTGACGTTGGCCCCGTAGGTGGCCGCCTTGGTCTTGCCGAGGCCGGAGCGCCCGAAGAAACAGGCCATGCCCGGCAGGTCCGGCGCGCGGTTGATCACGCGCTTGATCAGGCCGTTGAACGCGGCGACGTTCTTGAGGGGAGCCGGCTTCTTGACCGTTTGTGCGTCGACTGTCATGCTTTCCTCGGTTCGACTTTCGGCCCGGCCTTCGTGCCGGGCCTTCTTCTTGGGCTCACGCAAACAACCACTCGTCCCCGAAGTCCCGGTGGAGATCCTGGTGGGCGAGGTACTCGGCACTCGTCTGGTAGCGGCCGAGCCACAGCGCCTCGTCGGTCGAGACGCCCTGGCCGGCGGCAATCCGGCGCTCCAGTTCCACCGCGCGGCGGAAGCGGTGCTTCGGCTGCTCGGGGAAGGCTTTCACGGTGCTCTCAGGGGCCGGCACCGGAGCATCGGCCTCGGCCGCGGCGACCAGCTCGGCGTGGATGGCGGCATCGTCCGGCCGCAGCTCGACCGGGCGCGCGTGACGCGGCGTCATCGCCTCGATCGCCGCCTCGATCTGCGGCGTGGTGTGCTCGACGCGCGGCTTCGGCAGCTCGACCAGCTTGCCGGCGTCGCGGGCGGCCTGCCGCATGACGAGATCGGCAAGGCGCGGCCCCTTGGCGAGCTTCTTCACCTCGGCCTTCACGGGCGCCATGCGCTCGTCGATGATGCGCTTCTGCTCGGCCTTGACCGCGCGCACCGCGGCCGCCGGATCGATGCCGGCGAGGACGGGACAGGTCGCCTCGCCGAGGAATTCGTCGCCCTCGGGCGTGAACAGATATGCGCGGCCGAGGTCGGCGGGATCCATGCGCACGAGCACGCGGGTCTCGGGCATGAGATGCGGCACGAGATACCAGTTGTGATCGATGCGGATGCCCGACTTGCTGACGGTGCGTATGCCGTCACGGCCGGCGATCGGCATGAGCAGGATGTCGAGGGCGCGCTCGTCGACGGTGCGGATGGCCTCGCGCGACGCGCTGACCAGCTCGAAGGGCGTGCGCTTGCCGAGTCCGGCGTGCGGCTCGTGCATGTACATGGCCTCGACCCAGCGGTCGCATTCGCGCTGCAGGTCGGCGCCGGTCAGCGCTACGCAGAACGTCTCGGCCGGATCCTCGCCCAGGCGGGCGGCGAAGGCCTTGCGCTGCTCGATCTGCTTCCGGTCGGCCACGTCATGGCCGATGAAGCCTTCCAGCAGCGGCATGAGGCCGCGCTGCAGGGTGCCGATGGCGCGCTCGACGAAGGCCTTTTCCTCGGGCGTGAACGGCTGGGAATAGGACACGTCGATGCCGAGGTTCGCCATCAGCATCGTCGTCTGCCGGGCCGTGAAATCGCTGCCGTTGTCGGTCTTCACCCGATCCGGCGCGCCCCAGGCGAGGACGGTGCGCCGCATCAGGGCACAGACGGCGGCGGCGCGCGGCGTCCGGCTGACCGAGATCAGCAGGCGACGCGAATAGACGTCGATCGCGGCATAGATCGAGTGTCGCCCGTCCGAGCACAGCACGTCGGCCGGCGAGGCGTCGATCATCCAGAGCTGGTTGAGGCGCGTGACGTGCCGGTAGGAGTTGCGGCCCGATGCGCGATACTTCGACTTGAAGGCGTCCGGGTTGGTGAGGGCTGTCAGCTCGACCTTCAGCTCTTCCTTCCATCGGCCGATCGCCCACTGGATGGTGCGCAGAGGCGGCACGGGAACGCGGCGGATCTCGCCGTGCCGTGAAACGAGGTCGAGCCCGCCTTCAAACTGCGCTTCAAGCGCGCGCCGGAGGTGCTTCGCGGTGAGGTGCGGCTGCTTGACCAGGAGCGCCAGCAGGAAGGTCTTCACCTCGCCGCCGTTGGCCTGATCGAGAACGCCGCAGCCCTTCCGCGCTGCCGCCTTGTCGACGCCGAGGCGCTTGGTGCGCCCGTCGCGGCGGGCTGCCCGCCACCGAAACAGCGTCGAGGGCGTGATCGAGCGGACATGGCGCCGGATCCAGTCCGCGACTTCGATGCGGTCGGAATTGTAGAGGTCGCAGAAGTGCTGATCCGCGAGGCGCTTGGTGACGCCCGACTCGGCAATGTAGCGATCGAGGATCTGCAGAAGCGCTAGGCGCGCGTCCCGTGCTTCCGCTACCCGGCCGCACAGGTCCGAAGTCTCGGGCTCTGCCGGTGACGGCGAGGCCTGCAGGACAACAGGCACCTCGACGGCCTGAAGGTGGCGGCCGAGATAGGCGGCGCGGGCCTCGGCCGGCAGCGCTTCGAGCGGGTACTCACGCCCGCCGCCGCGGCCGATGCGGTCGCGGGAGGGCCAGCCTTCGCGGGCAGCCATTTTACGGACGCCACGTTCGGTTTCGGGCAGCGACGGGAGCTGCGCCTCGGCAAGTTCGCTCGCCGTCAGCCATTGTTTCACCGGGGAGATAGGAGCGTTCACCGGCGGGCCCTCCACTCCGCATCGGCGGCAGCGATTTGGCGCTCGAGTTCGTCCTTCAGCTCCTTGGCGCGCTCCCGTTTGAGCAGAGCTTCGTAGCGGCTGGGCACAGCAATGAGAGCAGCTGCATCGAGCAGGGCATTAAGAGGCCGCTCGTCGCCGGTGACGGACACAAGAGCAATGAGGCGCGTGGCCGAGATCTGATGCGTGCCGGCCTTGGCTTGGCTGGCATAGGCTTCCAGCATCGACACCGGGACATCCTCACCGAGAAATTCCGACATGCGCCGCGCAACGACCTCTCGGGAGAGGCCGCAGTCGCGCAGGCACTGCGACACGGCGCGCGACAGGCGGGCGGCAAGAGTGCCAGCCCGCACGACCTCCTCGCCGAACCGCGCCACGACAGGCGACGGCGCGAAGTCGCGGAAGAGGTCGAGCGTGTTGGTGTCGCGCTGCCGGGCCATGGTCACCCTCGCCCGAAAGGGGCCGGGCGGGCGGAACCCGCCCGGCCAAGGCTAGGGAGGAAACGCCCATAGAGGGCACGGGTTAGCCCCGCCACCGACCACTGACGCAGGTCGCGCGCTCCCCCTACACTCGACGCGTCACCAAACGAGTCGGGGAAAGACCGAATGTCGAATGCTGAAGAACGAACAAAACGTCTGTTGGAGCGCCGGGCCGCGGCGCTGGAAAAGGGCGTGCAATACGCCTTCTGGCGCCACCGCATCGCGGATGCGGTGGTCACCCTCGTCGAGCGTGACGGCGACGTTTCGCTAGACGCTCTGATGGCGGAATTGGCGGCCGCTGCGGAGCGCAGCGAGCCGGTAGTGGTCGACGGCGTCCAACTTGACCCTGCCGGGAAATCCTTAGCGGCCGCCATCGAGCATCTCCGCGAGGCGATCGCCGTGCACAAAGGCGAGTAGGAAAATGACTTCGTCGACCTGATCGGGCGGCAGGGTGTCGGCTAAGTCTCGCAGGATCTGGCGGGTGCCCCCACCGGCTCCTTCGTCGGCGAAGTCCACCAGCGACGTGCGGGCAGCGCTCGTCAGCTCGAAGCTGCCGGCCTGTTCGCGGCAAAAGCGTGCGAAGGCCGCGAGGCGGCGTCGGCGAGCACCGGCTGCAGTATGCCAGCCGCGAGGCACAGCAGCGTGTTGCAGGTCGCTCATTGGAAGCCCCGCACAAGGCGTACGAGCCGCTCGGCCTCATTGGCCCAAACCCACACGGCGCCAACGAACAGCGCGAGGCACACCAACTCGAAGGCGTCGCGGGCGAAGGCGCGCGTTGTAGGCAGAAAATGCCTGTCTGGCCGCTGGCGATTTTCAGACGGGGAACGCGTCATGCTGCCGCTCCCATGTCAGGACGCCCATGCACGTTTTGGCTGGTGGCGCCTGTGCGGCACGCGCTATCCTGCGTGCCGGATGATGGTGTCTCGTAGCGATCGGGCCAAAGGTCCGCCGGTTCGAGGCCGAGAAAGGCGGCGAGTGCCTTCTCACCGGCGAAATGCCGGCGGATGAGGGCCGAGCGACACGCGGAAGGATCGAGCTTTGCATCGGTCGCGATCTTCGTCAGCGTGCTCTTGCGCCGGTGCACCTCGGCCTTGATGGTGAACCTGTCCCAGCGTTTGCGGGCCATCTCATTCTCCGGATCGTCCGGCCCTGGCAGGGGCCGGTTTTTTCGGTCTTTCGGGTGCACGTTCGTGCTCCCGTTCGTGTGCACGGTGGAGACAAGATGTCGATTTTTGTCGTGATTCGCAACGATAAAAGTCGAGTTCCGGGTTGCCGGAGGTCGATTATCGACGGTGAATGCCGATTTATATCGTCATTCCAGGGGGTTGCTTGATGTCGGAACCGACTTTTGGCGGGTCCGGCGCGGTTCCGGGTTGGACGCCGGAATTCGGAACCCGCCTTCGAGCTATTTGCGATCAGATTGGGGGGCTTTCGAAGGCGTCGAAAATTGCCGGTGTGACGGCCGAGCAAATCGCCAAATGGCGTGATGGAGTGGCGCGCCCGCCGCTGTTCCCTGTCGCGTCACTCGCGGTCGCTGCAGGCGTGTCCTTGGATTGGATCGTGACCGGAGGTCGACAAGGGGACGGCCGCTCCGAAAGAGTGCCGGTCGAAAGTCGATCGACAATTCGTGCCGATATTCTCGGGGAGACCCTGGGAATTATCGAGGAATGGCTGGCGGTAAACAATCGCACACTAGAACCAAACAAAAAGTCGGAAATTGTATCAAAGCTTTATCAATTGATTATAGAGGAAATTGAGGCAGGGGAGAATCACATCGACAAGCGAACAGCACATAGATTTTTGCGACTTGTTGTCTGAGGCTCCCGCGTCATGACATCGAGGCAAACAATGAATACGTACGATGCCGAGAAAAAGGCCCGCATCTTCGAGACGCTAAGGCATGTATTGGATGAAGGGGGATTTGAGAGCCGGAAGTCCGACAATAGGCAGCCGCCTCGACGGACAAGGCGCCGAGCGCGAAATGCAAATCCGATAACATTGAATATCAGCGGCGACATGACGGGCAATTCGGTCTTCATTGTGGTCGGCAGCAACGTTTAGGAGGCTCGTGTGAGAAGGCTCGTGATAGTGGCCGCTTCGCTTGCGCTTGTGGGGAGCAGCGCGATGCCCGCGAAGGCTGTCGATCTTGAGCAGAAGCTCTTTGCGCAGTCCTTAGTGGATGCGGAGGAGATGATAGCCTTATCTATCGAAACGGCAGATTTTGAGACGCTTAAGGACTATGAGTTCCGATTGTCGCGCCAGCTCGGCCAAGTTCCGGTGTTTGATGGTCTTGGTTTAATGTGCGCGTTCGCTGCCCAGTCACTGCTTAATATCACGTTGGATATCAAGCTTCCGCCGGCGCGTGCCGTCAAAGCCTATGACGGCAACCGACGTGACTTCGTTGCCTACATGAAGGATTGTGCAAAATATACCGGTGTTCGGTTCAAGGTCCAGTTGCCGCGATCCCTTGCTCGCAGGTGATCTTGCGCCGTGCGGTTGGCGGCAGCGGACTCGCATCCGATATTGCGCCGCCAACTGCGCTCGCCGCACCGCCGATATGGCCCGCAACGCTATATTCAGCCGGCGGTTGCGCCCGTTCTATCCCGCTTAATCCCGGCTGGTCCCGGCTAGCACCTGTTCTTGCACTTCACA